GTGAACATAACGAACCAATATGTAAACTAAACTAAACATTATACAATAAACTAAAGGACTACACCATGAGCTTACTAAAAGCACTTAACCTAAAATCAACACCACAACCTTTTGACGTAATTAGACAAGACTTCCTAACTGTTATTAATACACTAGGATATCCAACTATACCAATTACCAAAGAAGATGTTACTGCCTTAGCTGTTATCTATGCAAACTACAGTATCCATTACCTAATTGCTATTGGTACTACCTTAGAGGCACATGAAGCTGAGGCTAAGACAATGACCTTTATGAATAGCTTTATTGCAGAAGCTATGCATCATGCAGGTTTGCATTACTTCAATAAGGAAGAAGGGTACTCTATTGTCGATAAGTCTATTCAAGTAGCCTTAGATAATGACGGTGTGATTACGATGGGTGATGTTGATACTATTATTGATGAGATTGAACTTGTCTATGCAGAAACTGAAGAAGACTTCGAGGAGTAACTGATGGATGACTTAATTGCCCTTATAGATGCTGATAGTTTGCTCTATAAAGTGGGGTTTGCTATCGAAGACAAAGTAGTATGGAACGAACTAGAAGTAGAAGCAGGGCTTGAAACTGAGTTAGATATTGAGTATACAACCGACCTTGAGCAATGCTTCGTTACGTTTCAGGTAGCAGTAGATAACATCCTAGCTACGGTTGATTGTGAGAAGTACCTCCTAGTATTTACAGGGGATAACAACTTCAGATATGAGCTACCTACTCCTTATAAAGAGAATCGCATTGGAGTAAGAAAACCTACAGGATACCACGAACTACTAGCACACGTACTAGATAAGTACCCTAGTAAGGTAGTAGATGGTTATGAGGCTGATGACTATGTAGTAGCTGAGAAAACCTTACATCCTGACAAATATATTGTATGTGCAATTGATAAAGATGTCCTATATCAGTCAGTAGGTACTCACTACAACTACCATACTGATGAGGAGGTAACAGTCACAGAGTTAGAAGCTATTAAGTATATGTACTTCCAGACACTAGCAGGTGATTCCTCAGATGGCTACAAAGGTTGCCCTGGTATTGGTAAAGTAAAAGCTACTAATGCGTTAGCAGATTGTAAGACTGAAGCTGAAATGTGGCAAGTTACTATTTCTTTATATGAGGCTAAAGGACTTACTACTGAAGACGCATTACTTACAATGCAACTAGCCAATATGCACCAACTCCATGGAACTGAAATCATACTATGGGAACCACCATTACTACCTACTTTCAATGAAACGACACTAGTAAGTAATAGTGGTCAAACTATTAAGGAAATTTAAAAATGAAACTTACATCTATCCAACTAGAAGAAGTAATTAAAGCTTTGTTTGAAAAGTTCCCAGATAGACTACCCGAAGACTTAAAAGATATTGATGAGATGAACTTCCTAATTGGACAGCAGTCAGTAATTCGATATCTCTTAGGACTTTATGAGAGTTTAGAGGGGAAGCATAATGCAAACAAGTAAGACAACAATCGTACTATATGAAGAGAAGTATAAAGAAGAGCTATATAAGCTACTTATAGAAGTAAGTACAGAACTCTTTGGCTCTAAAACCGTAGACTACCAACGATTCGTAGATGATCATTGGGCTTTATACCTAGCAGTTAGGGACGATAAAGTAATTGGACTTTCCAGCTTTGTCTATGAGGACTACTATGGGTTACGTCCACCTACGGTTGGTAATGACTACATCTACGTACTACCAGCTTATAGGACAGGAAGGGCTATGTACCTCCTATCGACACAGGCAGGACACGTCTCAATTTCATGTAATCTTCCATTAGTCCATTACTACTGCTCAGATACTTCAAGACATTTATCTAGGAAACTAACAGGGACTAAGTTATATGAGACGTATTTATATGAAGTAGAGGAAGTAGAAAAGATTTTTAAGACTCTTACACGAAAACATACTATTAAGGAAAGATAAATGATTACACTAAAATATAAGAACACCATAGACTCAGACAACCTAGAAGATACAGAGGTCTTTATTGATGTATTAGGTTTGTACTGTAAAGGTGGTAAAGGTGGGAGTGCACCTACTCCAGTGTTCGTACCCCCAGCAGTAGCACCTTTAGCTCAAGAAGCAGCTACACAGGAATCCGCCGTAACCCCTGAAGAAGAAGCGAAACGTAAGAGGGAAGCCTTGAAGACAGGAGCTAAATCCTTACAAATCCCTACAGGCGGGGGAATGGATGCAGCAGGCACAATAGGCACAGGAACTCCACAAAATACAAAAGTATAAAGGCTAACAAATGGCAGCACAACAATATACAATAGAAGAAATCGTAGCAGAAGGAAGTGCTAGTGAACGCTTCCAGAAGCTTGATGCTGATAGGTCTGCTGTTCTGGATAGAGCACGAGAATGCTCAAAGCTAACAATCCCATCAATCGTAACAGATAGTGGGTCATCTGAAACTGATACCTTAGAGACACCTTATCAAGCAGTAGGAGCTAGACTGGTTCACGACCTATCAAGTAAGCTTCTACTAGCCTTGCTTCCTCCTAACACTAGCTTCTTTAGGTTATTAACTAACCCAGAATTGGTAGAGCTAGTACAGCAGAAAGACCCAGGCGGTGAAGATGAGCTTGAGAAGAGCCTGGTAGCATTGGAACAGGAGATGATGAAGCAGATTGAGAAGGAAGCACTACGAGTCCCTATCTTTGAAGCAATCAAATCCTTAATTATCGGTGGTAACGGTCTACTATACAAAACGAAGGAAGGCCTTAAAAGTTACAATATAGCTAACTTCGTAGTAACCCGTGACTTTAGTGGTAATATAATGGAGATAATCTGTAAAGAAGAGGTTACAAAAAATACATTACCAGATGATATCCGAGCCGAGCTTGAAGAGAATCCTGAGATTGCAGAGTCAACACAGGTAACTATTTATACCAGAGCCATTAAGAAGTCAGATGTATGGTTTGAGTACCAAGAAGTTGAAGGTGTATTTGTTGAGAGTTCTGATATAAAATATACTGACACTACTAAGCTGCCTTTTATCCCACTACGTTGGACATCAATCAACGGTGAGAGTTACGGGCGTGGGTTAGTTGAACAATACTTAGGTGACTTCCGTTCCTTAGAGGCACTTTACCAATTACTACTAGAGGCCTCTGCTGTAATGGCACGAGTTCTATTTGGTAAGAAGGCAGGGTCTGTTGTCGCTATAGATGACTTAAATTCCGCTGAGAATGGTGAGTGTATTCTAGGGGACTTAGAGAATGATATTACTACCTTGCAGGTTGGTAAAGGAAGTGACTTACAAGTACCTATGAATATGGTACAAGATATCACTAGACGGCTTGAACAAGCATTCCTATCAGCTACGTCAGCCACTAGGGACTCAGAGCGTACCACCGCCACTGAGATTAGATATATGGCGGCAGACTTAGAGAAATCTCTAGGTGGTGTTTACAGTATCCTCTCGTTAGAATTACAACGTCCACTCGCTAACTTACTACTCAGCCAATCTAAAGCAGATATTTCATCTCTTGGTATTGAACTGGCAATAGTGACAGGTGTAGAGGCACTAGGGCGAAACGTAGAGCTAGATAAGATTAGACAGTTCAATCAGCTTATACAAGAACTAGGTAGTCCTGAGATCGTATTACAACGAATGAATGTTGGTACTTATATCACTAAGATAGCTAATAGTTTAGCCTTCGATACTACTGGCCTCATCAAGACAGAAGAACAGCTACAACAAGAGCAACAAGCTCAACAGCAACAAGATGCCGAAAACCAATTAGCCATGCAAGGTGCTGGTAATATGGTGGAAGGTGCTACAAAACCACAACAATAATAGCTACTAAAGGAGATTTACAATGGCTAATACTAAATCGTTATACGAATTAAAGCAAGAACAATTCAAGAAGAAGAACAAGAATGTAATTACAGATGCTGATTACTTCCTACGGGATAAGAAAAAAGAAGCTCTAGAGGGGAGTCCTAATACTATTGATATGACACCTCGTGCTCCTATCGAACATGAACAAGTAGAAGCTCCAGTAGAAATGGCAAAAGAAACAGTAGCTCCATTGACCCCTAAAGCCCCTACCTCTAAAGCTAAGGTGTAATTATGAGCGAAGCAACTGATATTCCAGTAGTACCTGATGCTACGCCAGAACCTACAGCTCAAGAAGTATCTGACCAAGCAGCGATAGCTAGGTATAAAGAGTCATTAGAAACTAATGATACCACACCAACCACTACCCCTGAAGGGTATAATGATGATGGCACTCCTAAGGAAGAGTTAATTGCAGGTAAATTCAAGTCACAAGAAGACTTGGTAAAAGCCTACAGCGAGCTTGAGAAGAAGCTAGGGCAGCCTAAAGAGGAAGTAACCCCTACAGAAGCTCCACCAGATAGCCCACACACTGCTCCAGATGGCTTCAGTGCCTCAAAGTACGAGCAAGAATTTGCATCGAATGGTGAGCTATCAGAGGCCTCCTACAAAGAACTTGAGAAATCAGGCTTCACTAAGGGAGATGTTGATAGGTATATACAAGGACAAACAGCTTATTCTGACGCTATGACTAACAAGATATATGAAAAGGCAGGCGGACAGGAACAGTACACAGCTTTAGTAACATGGGCTGCTGAGAATGCTGACCCAGCT